GAACATCATTTCAAGTTCAAGGCGCCTCGGGCGCTTTATGTCTTCTTGGCCTGCCTTGTCCTGCTCGGCCTAGCTGCCTGGAAGATATCGGACCGCATTGTCGGCAATGCGCCCGAAGTGGCCGAACCTGAGCCGGTTGCTCAGCCGTCGAAGGGTATTTTGGCTACGGCGTCGCCTGCGTCGATGGACACTATCGGCGTCGATGAATACATCGCCTCGCGCACGCCTCGGGTTGCTGACGTGCCGTCGTCGGCTCCGAGGTACGACCAGATTGCCCAGCCGGTGACCTTCCCGAAGCCGTTCTGTGTATCCACCAGCGATCTTGAAATGCTCAAGCGCAACTCGCGGCGTATGTCCGTTGGCTACGACCAGGACGGCAACCTTGCGGGCTGTCGTTGCAATTCCCAGCAGGGGACTCGGGTCGCTGTTAGCTTCGAGTTCTGTATGAATGTTGTGACGAACGGGCTGTTCGATGATACGAAGCCTGACCGTCAGCAGGTTGCAGGCGGTGACCGTGGGACGGACGGCGGAGCCGGCAGGCACGCGGGCGCTGACCTGCAGCTCGCGTCGTTGATTTCATCCAGTTCATCGCCTGAACCCGTTGAAGCGCAATATGTGCCCAGGCCGATGCCTAAGCTTTAGATGGACGCTTCGCATAATGGAGATTATGAAATGATCCTGACTTACGAGCTGGTCGATAACCCCGGCTACGAGTACGAAGACGAAGTTCAGACCCAGTTCGATGCGTGTGTAAGGCTTCAGTCAATTGAGCCATTTTGTGCTTGGTGGGAACTGACTGACGCCTCTGGCGAGATTGTCATGTCTTCTTAGGCGGTTCGCATAATTGAGGCTCGGCGTTATGTTGAGCCGGTGCGCTGGGACTATCACACGGCCAGCGCAGCCCGTAGGGCAGGCGTAACATAACGGCGGATTATGCGATGCGCCGGTACCATTTTGCTCCTCAATCAAGATCTTCCAGGATGAAAAATGGTACCAAACCGCTTTCAGGCTTTATCATGATTTGGTACCATTTTCCTCCTCGATCAAGATCTTCCAGGAAAAGGAACGGTACCAAAATGCTGATTAAATTCGACGTGACCAACGAGGAGGGCGACCGCCTCAAGATGCAATATGGCCAGAAGGTTGCCAGCAAGGCATTCAAAATGGCCGCTTTCGATGCTTTCGACCTGCATCACAAGAACCAGGAACTCCACGAAGTCATCGACAGCCATCGGACCGAGATTCGCCGGCTCCGCAACATCATCGAGCAGGCCCGCGCCTCGGCTGCTCAACTGCTCGAAAAGACCGGCCAGGGGGATTTGATTGATGGCTAAGGGCAAGTGCAAGTATTACAGGGAATCTCCGATTGAAACTTATACGCCAGAATGTGTTGGAGATTCTCAGTCTGTTCACCCCGATGACACCGATACCCCACGCTGCCAATTTTGTGGCCGCAAGATAAAGCTCAAGGAATACACATCAGTTCCTGACAGTTTGCTCGAAGATTTTTATAGCTGATGCTTTTCATCGCGCCCGTGTTCGGTGACCTCGACCTCGCCGCTCGCGGCGATTAGTCGCCTGCACTGCCTCCTGTCGTGCTGCATAGCGCCTGCGACGATACCCCCGAAGGGGCCGCAACCATCGACCCACAAAAAAGCCCCCAGCGGCCTGCATGGCCCTCTGGAGGCTTCTCGCGATCTTCGTCCCGCTGTCCCGCCACTACCTCAACCCGCGCCCCGATCTGCCCAACTGGAACCGCTCCTGGGCTTCTCTCTGCCGCTCTCCCAGGATCATCAGCACCGCTGACGGTTAGGTCACGAAGTTGCAGTGGTTCCGCCGCGCTTTGGCTTCACCGGCGCAGCCGGGTCCACTATCTCTAATGGTGGACTCTTGTCTAACGGTTAGACTTTTGAGGGTGTTTCTCTCTCCGCCGTATTCCTGTCACTCAATCATCAGAACGATTTCGCCTGATGCTGTTACCTCAGCGTAACTAATTGATTTCTCTAGTATTTTGTGTGCCAGTTCGCTGTCGCGCAAAGGCTGCATACCTTGCTTAACCAGCAACTTATTGATTTCTATAGCCTTTTTCCTCAGAGCGTCCTGCTCATCGGCTGTCAGTCGTAGATTTGTAGGCATATTGCTAGTACTCACGTAGGCATCTCCACAATCTTACATGTGTGCATGTGATATGCGTTGACGTGTGCGGGTTCCCCGGTTAACAATCGCCGCAAATGTTATTTGTGTGCACGCACTCATGCTCGACAAAATCCACCTTTTCGTACCGTTCCGGGTCGATGCCATCGCTACCAGCACCGGTAAGCGCGGCAACGAACTGCTTATGGTTGATCTGGAAGCCCTGGGCGTTCCCCTCCGTGCTACCAGCGTCCTGTCGGACGGGAAGGGCGGTTATCAGGTCGAGGACATTAGCCACGCTTGGGAATCTCTCTCCACCGGCTTTACGCCGTTGGCGTTCAAGGTCTTTCACCAATCGCTCGGCAAGCGCATCCAGCCCGGCGTCGAGCTGAAAGCCAGCCCTGCGAAGCTGCTCCAGGGGCACAACGTCTTCGGGCCTACCTCGATCCGGAAGGGCGGGGAGGTGATGTTGAAGTGGCTTGCCGGCTCATATCCGAAGCTGTGGGCCTTGCTGGACTGGCAGGCCGCCGAGGTCTACGGGATCGACTGCACCTATTCCGCCCGCCTGCCCGATCAGCGCACCGCGCTACAGCTCGTCCAGGCGCTTCGTGGTGTCAGCAACGGCCAGACCCGCAACCGTGGTGACGACTACGAAACCACGGCTTATTGGGGCTCCAAGGAAACCCGCCTGCGCAAGCTCAAGGCGTATCTCAAGGGCCCTGAGTTTCGCCGCCAGCTCGATGACGCCATCAAGGCCGCCAGAGCCTACGGCGGCGCTAATTTCGTTCCCTCCCAAGCGTTCGCAGCCCACCGGCTGCTCGCGGTTCTCCAGAACCCCGCGCTCCAAGAGTGGGCCGAAAACCTCCTTCGTCTCGAAGCCACTGTTATGCACCGCTGGCTCGAACGCAGAAACATCCCGACGAATCTATGGGCCCTTTGCGACTACCAGGAACGACTGGAAGAGCAGGGGAGTTGTTTTATTCAGTGGTGTTGGGAACAAGTAACTAAAGAACTGTTTGCGGCCTTTGAAGGTATCTCCATGCGAGTAATTAACGATGACAAAGTGCTGGCCGCACTTAAAGCCCGGTGGACCAAAGAAACGAAGTCCGGGAAATTGTCCGAGGCCTATGCGCTCAATTTGTTTCGCACATATCGCAGCCTGAAAGAGTACGGCTGGGAAGAAACCATGGCATCTATGAACCGTGCCAGTTTCTACAACCATGTTCGTGATATTTGCGAATGCGGACTTTCGAAAGCTGCACTTCAGAAGCTGAAGATGGACGACCAGAAAAACAACGTTGTTCCGATCCTGCGCTTCCTCCAAGTTGATTTCAGCGCTCAACGTCCTGGTTGGTACGTTGAGCCATCGGTGGAGGCTGCATGATGTTGTCCTGGGCATATCTGCGCGGCTTTCGTGACTACCGCCCGCGCCGTATTTATTGCAACCCGTACCTGCTTTGCAGCTACGACTACAACGAATATGAGCGTGGTTGGTTTCAGGCGCATAAGCGTACCGGTCTGTTCTCATGATCGCCCCAACTATCAACGTCCTGGTCGTCACTATGTGCGGACTGTTGGCAATTCACTTTCTCGGGCGCTGGGCCCGTTCATAACCGAGGTAATCACCATGCTGGTACAAATGGGCCTGTGCAAGGGCGTCACTTCCAAAGAAAAGCAAAACGGCATCATCGAACATTACCTAGTGCTTACCGCACTTGGAAAAGATCAGTTCGGCCAAGAAACCGAACAATCGGTCGGCTTGAAAGTCTCCAAGCGCCAACTCGATTCGGGCATCGAGAACGCTTACAAGGCCTACATCGGCAAACAAGTTGCCGTCCCGGTATATGCCAAAGCGTGGAAGTCTAAAACAGGCACCGCTTTCGGTATGGACCTGTGGCTCTCCGATGACGGATTGCCAGTTCCTGTACAGCGCGTTCAGCCGCGCCCGGCTCCTGTTGCAGCAGGCGCCAACTAATGTATTTACTTGCGTGCGATGGTAGT